ATCGGCGTCGATGGTAACGGGCGGATCCGTGAGCGCGTCGTGTGGCCGTCGTGCGCCGTCGATCAGTTGGTTCAGCAGCGCGATGTGTGACGTATATACGGGCCAGTCATCGTCGAACATACAGTCGGCGCTGTTCAAGCGGTCGATCACGTCGGTAAGAAAAACCCGCAGGTTTTTCAGGTCGTCGAGAATAGGGTTGGTCATTATCAGGTGTACCAGTTAAGGGCGGAATGCCCACATAGAATGGTACTAGAATCGGTACAAAAAGGGAATAGTTCCGTTAGAGCGTTCCTACACAGGGACGCTGGCGATTGCCTAAACGTCCCGCGTCAGGTGGTCAGTGTCCGGCCGCGTTCAGCATCCATGCTTGGCCGCGCAAGCCGCGTCCCTTGTGTGTTTTCGCCGGTTTGTCTCGCTCGAAAGTCAACCATCTGCAACCGTATTGTCTGTCGGCCGGTCTGCCGAATTGGTGTTATCGGGGTTGGGGATCAGAACACGAACGCAGCACGGTTGACAACCGGGCGGGCAAGCGGGCGCGGCGAGCGTGTTCTAAACACAAACGCCGACGCGCTCGCGCTTGTCTTGACGTGATCTGCGAAATTCCTTATCTTGCGCGGTGACACTCTCCCTTCAAGGTTGTTGTGTTATCAGGGATCCGTCCCGGTGCGTTTAACGACAATCCGGGAATGGATTGGAAATCATAGATTCTCGGTTGTCGTAAATGACACGTTCGGTTCAATCCTACGGAATGACACGGACCGAATTCGAGGCGGATTTCCTGCAATGGTGCAAAGCAAACAAGTTCAGTCCCGGTGCGAAGTGCGCGGAGTTGCTTAGTTCAACAGGTGACGTCCGCGGTTTTGGGTTCTTGCTCGGGATTGCACACAAATTTCTGACCGAATCCACCACCGATGGAGACATGGGTCAGGGTTCGCTGTTGATCGAATGGCGAGCGAATGAATCAGAGCGCGAGGTTGCTTGAACCGACGCGAGTCACGCTTGACTACAAGCCGAGGTTCTACCAAGTCGAGTTGCACGAAGGCTATAACGCTTTCCGCAATTCATGTGTCATTGCGCACCGGCGAGCTGGAAAAACCGTCGCCATGTGTGCGCAGCTGATTCGAGACGTGATCGAGTGCAAGCGGGTCCGGCCGCGCGCCGCTTACATCGCGCCGACGTACCGCATGGCGAAGTCGATCGCATGGGATTACTTCAAGGCGATGTTAGCGCCGCTTCCCGGCGTCAAGTACAACGTGGCGGAGTTGAGCATCGAATTACCCGGTGGCCGGCGGATCGTTCTGTCGGGATCCGACAATCCGGATCGTTTACGCGGTCAGTATTTCGATGCCGTTGCCGTCGACGAATTCGCTGATTGTGCGGAGTCGCTGATTCCGAATGTAATCCGGCCGGCGCTTGCTGATCGAAAGGGTAGCCTATACCTGATCGGGACGGTGCGCGGACATAACCATTTGTGGGAGACATACGAAAGAGCGTTGAAGTCCGACAATTGGTTCACGGCGAATCTACTCCCGGACTACACGAAGGCGCTCGACGAAGAAGAATTATTGATGTTGCGCGAGGAAATGGGGCCGGAAGCGTACCGCGCGGAGTTGATGAACGATCCGGACGCGCAAGTGCGCGGCGCCTTCTACGCTCGAACGCTGCGGGATCTGGCCGACGACGGCCGGGTGACTCGGATTGACTATGATCCGACGATTCCGGTCAATACGGCGTGGGATTTGGGGATCAACGACGCGACGGCGATTTGGTTCATTCAAGAGCTGACGTCCGGTGAGCATCGGGTGATTGATTACGAAGAACACGAAAACGAATCGTTCGTGGCGATCATTCAGGGTTTGCAGAAACGCGAATATATATATGGTGATTGGGTTGGGCCGTTCGATTTGGATGTTCGGGAATACTCCACGGGTGCGACTCGGCGTGAAGCGGCTCGGGACATTGGGGTTGATTTCATAGTAGCGCCACGGTTGCCGGTGGCCGACGGGATCGAGGCGACGCGGCGTTGGTTGCAGCGGGCATGGTTCGACGAAGATAAGACGGAAAAGGGCCGGCGGTTCCTGACGCTTTACCGCGCGCAATGGGATGAAAAGCGGCGGGTTCTGTCGCGGACTCCGGTGCATGACGAATGCAGTCACGGCGCGGACGCGCTGCGGTACTACGCGACGTCTCGGGTCGCACAGTTAACGCTCGCATGGGATCAGCCGCTTAAATACAACGATCAGGGGGTTATTTGATGGCGAAAAAGCCGGGTGTGCCGACGCAGCCGACGTTGCACGGCGCGACGCTGGAATCCACGGATGGGAAATGGATTTGCACGTTGCAGGATGAACACGGGGAAGTGTTGGAGTTCCACCTATCGGACACGCCGACGGTTCGGTTCGCCAAAACGAACGACGCCGACAACACGTGCGCGCACTTGACGATAACGGTACGTGTTGAGCATCTGGCGACCGTCACCAAGCAACCGGAGTTAATTTGATGGCGGAGGCAATCACCGAAGAAGTGTTGATTTCAATGCTTGGCCGGGAAATCACGCAATCGGCGGGATGGGATGGCGACGAACTATCAGCGCTCCGGACAAAGGCGCTTCAATATTACTACGGCGAGGCGCCGAAGCCGGAAGGTACGGGTGTGTCGAAGGTGGTGAGTACGGACGTCGGCGACATGATCGAGGCGGTTGTTGCGTCGATGATGCCGGCGCTGGCATCGGATTCGATCGTTGAATTCAGTTCCGAGAATGAGAAGGGAGTCGATCAGGCGCGGCAAGAGTCGGACATAGTTAACTTCGTGATAATGGATCAAAACCGCGGGTTCGTCATGATTCAGGAGGCGATCCGCGACGCGCTGCTACTGCGGAACGGTTGGATCAAGGTATACCTAGACGAAGCCGAAACGATCAAGGTACAGCGGTTTCCCAGCGTGCCGGCGGAGGTTGTGGCGGCGGTTGAGGGACTGGCGGGGCAGACGAAGGCAGACGTTGAGGTAGTGAGCGAGCCGAACCGGGAGGACACGAAACTGTTTGACGTCGAGGTTCGGGTCAAGTCGATACGCCAGCGGGTTCGGGTTGTGTCGGTCGATCCGACGTCGATGTATTGGGAGGCGGCGTGGAATGAACAGTTCGTGGAGGGGATCCGGTTCCTTGCGGAAAAGCGGTTCGAGCCGCGGACGGATCTGATCCAACAGGGATTCAGTAAGGAAAAGGTGAACCGTGCGCCGTCGGGTCAGTCACTCACGTCCACGAACACCGACAAAGCGGCGCGGTATCGGCGACCGGGCGGCGGATCCGCGTCGGGAATCTCGCCGGGTTCCACGGATGTTACGGATCCTTCGATGGAAGAAATCGAGATATTCGAGTGTTTCTATCGGGTGGATATGGACGGTGATGGTATCGCGGAACAAAGGCGGATCATTCTCGCCGGCGGCAAGGAAATCCTAGCGAACGACATAGTTGACTTCATACCTTATGCCACCGGAACGCCGTTTTTGCAGCCGCACCAATTGAACGGGCTCGGCGTCTATGACCGCCTTCGCAATGTCCAGGACATCAAGACAAAAGCGCTGCGCAACTGGCTAGACAATCAGGCGGCGGTGAACAAGTCGCGGATCGCGGCCGACGAAAAGGCGGTCAATCTGTCGGATGCGACCGACAACCGCTCCGGTGGTGTTGTGCGGACGAAGGGATCTCCGCACCAATCAATAATGGCGTTCCCGGTGGTCGACATTGGTCCGTCGACGCTCGCGCTGTTGACGTATGCCGACAAGATGCGTTCCGAGGGATCCGGCGCGTCGCTCGATCTGCAATCGGCGGCATTACAGGTGGCCGGCGACACGGCGCACGGTGTCGAGAGGCAAATGGGATCCCGCGAGCAATTGGCGGCAATGATGGCGCGGACGCTGGCCGAAACGATGTTGCGATCCGCTTGGTTGCTGACACACCGGGCATTGCGGAGCTGGGTCACGTCAGAAATGGAGGTCAATTCGGGCGGGCGGTTCATAACGTCGAATCCGGCGCAATGGCCGGAACGTGAATCCGTGACGCTCAAAACCGGGTTATCGGTTGGTGAGCGAGCGCAGCGCAAGGCGGCATTGTCTGAGGTGTTGGCGCAACAAATACAGATCATGGAAAAAGGATTCGGCGGGCAACTGACGGATCTTCCGTCGGTCTATAGCGCGCTGATCGACTGGACACGCGCCGCGATGCTGGACAACGGCGAGCGGTACTACGTCGATCCGAAGTCCGACGAAGCGCGGCAAGCGGGCCAGCAAGCGCAAGCGCAGCAGCAGGCGACGCAAAAATTCACGATGCAAATGCAGCAAGCGATAGCGCTCGGCGCTCAACAGGTAGAGCAGATCAAGGCGGCAATGGATAAGTACGAAAACGATCAGGACACGCGCTTCGATTACTTCAAGGCGATTCTTGATGCCGCGATTGAAGAAATGAAACTCGGCGTTCCGAATGAAGTTGATGCTTTGCAAGTGGTCGGCGGTCAGCAAGCCGCCGGCGCGGGTCAGCAGATCGAGCAACCGCAGCAAGGCGGCGCGGCGCAATGATGAACGCGGAACGCTATCAGATGCCGGCGGACGAACATCGTTTATTGATGCGCGCGGCGGAGCAGGCGCCGGCGTTGGATCAGATAGTTCGATCATGGTGGATATGGGCGCATCACGATCCGCGCCCACATGTCCGCCATACGCTTGTGAAGTACGCGAGATGAGCAAGAAACAGGAACAGGGTTTCGATGAGTTCCACGGTGCGTTGGTGGAATTATTGGATCGCATCG